TTAGAGCCATAACTGGCGTTGTCCGGTTTGATTTGGATGCGGTGGCGCAGGGTCAATTTTTCCAGGCGTCACAATGTAGCGCTCTATTGATTCCATTGTCACAAAGGTACAACTGCAATTGATATTTGTGCACTGGTGATAACGTTCTTTGGTGTTTTCGCTCAGGTAGCGGCTAGTACGCGCATGCGCCGCATGCTTACACTGTGGGCAATGGAACATGATCACCTCAACATTCTCAAAAAGTGAATTAATTATACTCATTTATTCGCATAATACGAATCGAAAAATCCACTTAGCGGCGTATTGCAATTAAATCTTGCTTAGTGCAAGGCATCATCCATCACTTCATCGTCGTCGTATTCCGCATCATACTCAACATCAGAAAGTTTCACCTCAAGCTCTACCCCCGTCGTATAACCGCTGTTGTTTAACGTGTGAGTCACTTTGGTAATAATCCACGCCTGCTCATCGATAATGCTCTTAAACCCCAATATCTTCACCGGCGTTTCCGGGTAGAGGTCGGTGCGCCCGACGGCCAGGCTTATCGAGAATTCCGCGACACCACGCTGTAGCTTGTCCCATTTCGCCTGCGCCGCGCGCATGGCCTGAGCTTTTGTGGCGTACACCGTGGTAAGCGCAAACACGTTATCCGCCTCACCGGCCAGATATTCACCTTCCCGCGCCTCCGGGACCTTGGGTTCCTTCTTTCTGGCTTTAGCTTTCGGGTGCTGTAGCGCGCGTAAATGCTGCTCTTTGGGCTTGCGCTTCACCTTCACTTTTTTCGGTTTCGGGTCTTTGGTATGAAGCCACTGAGCCGTAACACCGGTATAAGCGCCCCGGTCGGCAATCGCAAACTGATGCCGGTCGCCATCACTGCGGGTGATCATCACCTGCGGAATGGGCCTGCCAGTGGCAGTCGTTGCATTCCCGGCTTTGAGAAACAGCAATTTCCCCGCCTTGACCGACACCTCGCCGCCGTTCCGGTCAGCCAGCCGCGTCAGGAATTTGGCATCAGATTCCTGCGTCTGGTCGATATGCGGGATATGAATCCCGGCCAGCGCCGGAATGACACTCGCGGTCAGTTTGTTACGTGCGGCTATCGCCGCCACGATATCGCCGAGGGTTTTGTCGTGCCATGACTCTTCACGCCGGGAATTTAGCGTCCCGCGAAAATCCGCACTGCGGGCGCGGATGGTCACGGTATCAGGCGCGCCCCGGTGCTCAACCTCATCAACGGTAAAACTGCCCTTGCCGACCAGCGCGGAATCTTCCCAGCCGAGGAACAGGGTCAGCACCGCACCGCGTACCGGCAACTGCACAAGGCCGTCGCTGTCATCGAGCTCGATATCGAGCTGGTCAGCCTCAAAGCCCCGGTTATCCGTCATCGTGAGGTTAATCAGCCGGTCGCTGATGTTGCCGGTGATATCCTTACTGTCCAGTTTCAGCATAAACGCGGGAGTGAGTGAGCTCCCCGCCTGGCTGTAGAGTATTTCAGACATCAGATCCCCATCGTTGAGGTGAATGTGGTGGCGGCGTCTTTTGCCTTCCCGGCCAGCATGTCAGCCTGCTGGCTCAGGTCGCCATACACCGCCGCGAGTGACTCATCCACGCGCGTTAACACCAGCGTAAAATCAATCTTCCGGGGTGAGCCGTCAGAAAAAAACTCCGCGCCGGTTTCGCTAATGCTGTTGATGACATACATGCCATAAATCTGGCCGGTTCCGGCTATCAGCGGCCACGCCTTACCCTGTTCGGCCATCAGCCTGAGCGCGGTCAGTGTCAGCGTCCCGCCGGTGATTTCCGGGTAAAGCGTGCCGTTGAGGGTGATTTTTTCCTCCCCGACGCCGAGAAACTGGAAAGCATCACGCTTACCCACGCGGCTGTTTGACGGCCAGCGATATTCCGCTTCACGCTGCATGCCCTGAAAAGGCAGTGTCTGGCGCATAAACACAAAGAAACCTAATGCGAGCATCATCTCTGAATGTCTCCCTTATCCGTCGTGACGCATGCTGGCGCGTTCACGGGCGCGTTTATCACGGTCGGCCTTTTCAACGGCATCCTGCAACTGCCGCCCAAGCTCGCCGCCCGGTGCGCCGCCGTTCTGCATCGTGATGTTGTAGTGACTTTGCCGGTTATCGACATAGGATTTACCGCCGGGAGCTACAGCGGGCTGATATCCCTGATAACCGCCATAGTTACTGGTTGCCGGAATATAGGAGCCGTTCTGCGTCGCCGCGCCCGCCTTTTCGGCTTTCTGGTCAAGATCGCTGGATTCTTTATTGATGAGGCCGAGTTTTTCAAGCACCCAGTCTATGCCCTGCCTCAGCTTGTTAAAGCCGGTAAGCGGCATCAGCAGTGCATCCGCCAGCGCCTGTCCAAACAGGACGCCGGTATCCTTGCAGGCGTTAAGCGTGTCCTGGGTGGATTTGACCGGCGCAATCAGGTTTGTGAACCAGTCCCATACCGCCTTTAATTTTTCGCCGAGCCAGTCAAAAACGGGTTTCAGGGGGGCGAATATCTCAGCAACCGGCGCAAATGCGGCGGTCAGCCCCTCAACAACCCCGCTGAAAAAGGCGCTGACGGGCTCCCAGTATTTACGGATGAGCAGCGCACCGGCGACAATCGCCACGCCGATCGCCACAATCGGCCATGTCAGCGCACCGAGTACCGTCATCATCGCCCCGCCCACCACACTGAAGACCGTCCCGAGCACACCGGCAGCAGCGATGATCGCGTTAATACCCATAACAACCGGCCAGGCGACCAGACCGACAGCGCCGACAAGCCCCACCACGCCGACAGCCACCGCCGCAATCACGCCGAGCGTTTGCGCCAGCCCTTTATTTTTTGCGATCCAGTTATCCAGCTTCAGCACATACCCGGTGGCGGTCTGCACCAGTTTTCTGAGTGAAGATTCCTGCTGGTCATACAGGTCTGTGCCGACCGCCTCATAAGCCGACTGGAACTCTTTAAAGTCGCCGCCGAGGTTGTCCTGCATGATTTTTACAAGCTCTGCTGTTTTGCCGTCCGAGGCTTTTAAGACCGCCGTCAACTTATCGAGCCTGCCGGATGATGCTCCCTGCAAAAGGGCGTTGGCGGATTTCAGTGCCTCCTCACCAAAAATCGTTTTCACGTATTCGCCCTGCTGTGCATTACCCAGCTTGTGTCTGGCAAAGCTGGCGTTGATCTCCTTCAGAAGGGTGAAGACAGGGCGCATATTGCCCTTGCTGTCGGCGGTTTTAATTCCAAGCTCTTTCAGCGCGGTGTAAGCCTGGCCCGTTGGAGCCTGGAGGCGGCTTACAACTGCCGAGCTTCCTGTCCCGGCCATTGAGCCCGTGATGTTGTTATCGTGCAGAACACCGGTCATTGCGGCCGCTTCTTCAAGACTGACTCCGGCAGCGCGGGCAACGGGAGCCAGATATGTCATGGCATCGCTGAGCCCCTGAAAATCAGCCGCTGATTTATTCATCGTGGCTGACAGGACATCCCCGATATGTGCGACCTTATCGTTTGAAAGCTGAAATGCGTTTTTGGTACCCAGCAGTAATTTCGCGTTTTCCTCCATTGTCTGCCGGTTGGCGAGCGCCATATTGAGGGTGACAGGCGTTGCCGCCTGTATGGCCGAAGCATCGCCGCCCGCTTTGGCAATGATGATTTGCGCCCCGGCGGCATCGTCAGCCGAGGCAGCGGTGTTGTCGCCGAGCTGGCGCGCCTGTTTGCGCAGCGCGGTCATCTCTGCCGAGTCTTTGCCCACGCCAAGCACCGCCTGAAGCTCCGCGTTCTTTTGCGCAAAGTCATAGCCCGGTTTCAGCAGTGCCGCCCCGGCAAGCGTTGCCGTGGTTGCCATTCCCACCCCTGCCGCGCCCACCGCAGCCGCGTTACCGGCGAGCTCCTTCCCGGCCTGATAGCGCTGCTTAACCCGGCTCAGTTTCTCCTGTTGCGCACTGACGCGCGCCAGCGCCTCACGCTGACGGTTGAGCTGTGACGTGGTTTCACCAATACTGGTTTTCAGGCGACGCTCATCAGCAGCCAGCGTGCGGGTGTTTATCCCGGCAAGGCTGAGTTCCTGCCGCTGACGCTGCACCGCTTCACGCAGGCTGTTGTGTTTAAGCTGGAGCGCGGCGGCGCTTTTGCGTGCCGTCTCCATTGCCTGCGCCTGGGCGCGGGTCGGGTTTTCGGTCTGTTTAAACGCCACGGCAAGCGCGGCGGCCTCCTGTTTCGCTTTTCCGAGCGACTGGCCGGTCACGGCAAGCTGTGCGCGGGCCTTGCGAAAACCCTCTATTTTTGATGCCTGGCTGTTGAGCTCACGTAACGTGGTTTGCGTCGCCCGCATACCTCCGGCCAGTTCCTTGCTGGCCTTGTCGATGGATTTTAACGGGCGGGTCGCCTGGTCAACCGCTTTGAGTAATACCTGTAATTTCACGCTACTCATTCGTGTTTCCGCTTCGCTGGATGGCTTTTTCTCGCCATGTAATGACCTCCGTCAGGCTCAGGGGATAGAGCTCTGAGGGCGGCCAGTGAAAAATCACCGCAATATCCGCCATCAGATCATCAACAGAGAGCGTGTCGGGGAAATTTACTGCGCCGAATTCGGCGACAAAAAACCAATCACCTTACCCGCCAGGGCAACGAGGTCGGGCAGTTCCAGCGCGGCGACTTCCTGCTCGGTCAGTGACGGCACGGTGACGCGGGGCAGCACTTTAATCAGGGCATCGACGTCGGAGTTAGCCACCGCCGCAAGGCTGACGCCGCGCAGCGTTCCGGCGTTCGGTTTAATCAGGGTGATGGCGTCGATAGTCTGCCCGCCGCGCTGAACAGGATTTTCCAGGGTGATGACGTTGTCGTTATTCATGGGTTTCTCTTCTTAACCGGGTTTCAGGATGAACCGGCCAGCGCACCGGCCGGGGTGAAAATTACAGGCCGATATTGCGGCGGTGCTGTTCCAGCCGGTCGGTGCCGTTGACCTTCTCCACCATGTTGAGGGTGTCGATTTCAACCAGCTCTTTGCCGTCCATTGTCAGTTTGAAATAGGTACAGACGACCGAAATTTTCGCTTCGGTGTCTTCGCCGGGTTTGTTCTCGCCGGTGTCGATTTCTTTCTGACGACCACGCATCACCACTTCAACGGCCACCGTTTCGCCGGTGTCGTCGCGCTGGTAGGAACCGGCAAAGCGCACCGGCACGGCATCAACACCGGTTGCGCCGTACAGCTCCCAGATAACCGGGTCCGGGAAACCGCCGAGCGACCATTCCATCGACAGGGCATCATCATCGAGGCCGAGGTCAACCGGCGCGACGCCGTTCATCCCCGCCCCGCGATAGTTTTCGAGCTTGCGCGTCAGCTTCGGCAGGGTGATCGACTTCGCGATACCCTGATAGCTGTAGCCATTCAGAAACACATTCATGTATTTCAGCTTGCGTGGCATTGCCATTCAGTCAGGCTCCTTAATTGCTGTTCACTGAGGAAACCAGCGTCGCCAGATATTTATCGGTGATGCGCTGGCGCAGGGTCAGGTTTTCCAGTGGGGGAACCGGCGTATAGTCATAATCGATATACAGTTTTCCGGCTTTCAGGGTTTCCGCGTCGTTGGCGTCCTCGTCAAACCAGCAGGTCGCATCGACGATGTAGCCGTTACTTTTCAGCTCGCGAAATTTGGCGTTGATGCCATCCACGATGTCGCGGATCAGCGTCGCGGTGATGGGCTTGTCGACCGCCCACATGTGCGCTTCGGCCATCGTGTCAGCGATAACCTGCGCCGTGCGGGTGTAGTTCTCAAACAGGAAAAGCGGGTCATCGGAACAGGTGCGGTTGCCCCAGAAGCGAAAACCGTCCTTGCGGATAAGCGTGGTCACGCCCGCCTCGTTGAGCAGGTCGGCATCGGTGCCCGGCTCCTGCAAATCCCAGAACACCGACGCGCTGATGCCGGTCACACCGTTGACGCCAACGTTAGACAGGGTTTTATGCCAGCCAACCGACTGGTCGATGTACGCGCGCAGACCGAGGGCGCGGGCGGTGGCGTATGCCGTGGTGGTCGCATTTTTCACGGTGTCCCAGGCGAGAAAGTCAGGCCAGATAACCATGAGTTCACGCTGGCTGAAATTGTCGCGGTATCTGATAGCATCAGAGAGGGTTTTGCAGCCCCACGCGCTGACGTAGCCGAATGCGCGCAGCTTCTGGCAAACGGGCGCAAGCGCGGTCGCCACCTGGAGTGTATCGAAACCCGGTACACCGAGGATGCGGGGTTTTACGCCGGTCACCGCCTCGGCGGTCAGCAGCGCTTTCAGGCCGGTGTATTTGCCGTGCTCGTCCGTGGTGCCGATGATGTTGGAAATGGTTTGCGCGAGCGCCTCTTCTTCATCGTCGCCGGTTCCCTCGGCAACGCGCACGACGACAGTCACCGGTTTTGACTGGTCGGCAATGGCCTGGAGTGACGCCGCCAGCGTGCCTTTTTTACCGGCCCTGGCGATGGCGCTTTGTACGCTGGTAATCAGCACCGGCTCATTGAGGGGAAAAGTCGCGGCATCGGCATCGCTGGCGGTACAGACCATACCGACAATCGCCGTCGAGACCGTGGAAATGACGCGCGTGCCGTCGTTGATTTCGACGACCTGCACGCCATGATGATAATCACTCATCCGTTTAACTCCGTGGGGTTGGGGTGAGTGTTATTGTCCGGACTGTACGGGCGCAGGGCTATTTATCAGGGTTGGCGGGCGTGAGGGACAACAGCAAACAAAAAAGCGGGCAAATGCCCGCCGTGATTATGCCGGTAACTCCGGCCAGTCGATTTCCGGTGCATCCCCCGACCGGATCCGGTTCAGTAACACCCGGTATGTCTTCCACTCCGTTAACAACGTTTTTTCACTGTCGGTGGCAATACCCAGTTCAACAGCATCCTGAAGTGTCGCAATCATGTTATTTGCCTGAGTTAACCGCTCCTGCTTTTTGCGTTGGGCTTCTGCCTCATCATCCACTGGCGCGGCAGTAATTTTCCCATCGTCAAAAATAAATGCCCCGCCGATTGCTTTTTCACCCGCTGCGGTAAATTCATTCGGCACATTCTCCGGCGCGATTTCCACCACAATCTGATTAACCGGAAATATTGTGCTCGCATCATAAGAAAAGTGGACGATTTCTTTTGAATCCGGATTAAATGATATTTTAAGCGTTTCAGTTGACAGCGTCTTAAGCCACCGATACCAGTCGTTATCATTCTCATCTTTCAGAAAAACCACATTCATTCCCGGAGACTTTGCGATGTAATATAATTCCAGCTCATCGGATGAAAGTTTTGCAACCTCCTCCGGCGTGTATTTCCCCCATTCTTCTAATGGTTCATATTTTTTAAATGTGCCTGATTGCATTGTCATTAAGCCACCCATGCCGTGTACCAGTTCCCACCAATGTTATATTGAATATAACGATATTGTACTGCTGTATAGTTTGACTTTTGCATCACCGCAGTAACAACAGCCCCACCTGGAGCATAGGCAAAATTATTATCATTGTTCCCGTTATTTACTTCTCCCGGTGACGCTAATCTGATGCCCCCTTGCAGGAAATTAGCACCAACCCACGAAGCCCCAGCAAAATTACCGCTGACCCATTCTGGTGTTGCCAGAAATACCCCAGAACCATCATCGTGAAGCATAAACGGCGCTTTTTTATTATTCTGATATAATCCGATCTGCGTGATGTACTGGCGTCCGGGCTTGGTACTAATATATGAACTCAACCATCCCGCGCCGGATCCTGTACTCCAGATATCACCAAATACATCACCGTTTTTATTGAATGTTGCGCTTCCAGCCTGAAATTTTTCAGCAGCAGCAATAATACCTTGCCTTGTATTAATATACGCCCGTATAGCCCAGTCGAATGTGCACTGAAAACCGATGCCATTCCAGGACTTAATGTCGATGTTATTACCATTGAAACCAGCGCCGTCGAAGCTACCCACAGCCATACCACCTGAGCCATCTCCCACCGTGACAGAAGTTCCACTCCGCATGTTTTTAGCAGATATATCACCCGTAAATGCAGCCCCCTCCAGCATCGCCACATGACGCCACGATGTAATACCCGCACCTGTACCGTTTCCTAACAGCATCTCACCCGCGTAGATTGCCAGCACTTCTACAGCAGAAGTGGGCTCCACAGTTTCAGTAAGCGCGATAATTTTCCACCAACCTGTCTGGTCTGGCGCATCCGGAGCCTGATGTGCACGCATAAACTGGCAGCCGGTTGCCGCACGCTGACCAATACTTTTTCCATCCTCCTGCGCATTAACATACGTCCCGGAAAGCCAGCTTCCATCACCTTTATAAAGCACATTTTCCAGGCCGATATTTTTTACAAACTGTCGGGCATCCGGGATATCTGCGCCGTTCTGCTCTTTAGCGAGGCGGGCATTAGCATTGTCCATCGCGTTTTTTATCGCTCTGGGGGTTGCTGCGAGATGTTCAGCATTGCTGTCTGTTGCACTGGTAAGCTGGACAAGCCCTTTCTGCGTCGTGGTCGCGTCCTGTGCCGTGTATTTGCTGCCTGCAAGGTCATACGCTGCCTTAACCGCTTTCGGCGTCGCTGCGAGCGCCTCAGACGCGCTGTCGGTCGCGCTGCTGAGCTGGACAAGCCCTTTCTGCCCCGTGGTGGCGTCCTGTGCCGTATATTTCCCACTGGCAAGGTCATACGCCGCTTTCACCGCTTTGGGCGTGGCGGCAAGGTTCTCCGCTGCGCTGTTCGTGGCGCTGCTGAGCTGTGTAAAGCCTTTGTCCGTCAGTGTGGCGTCGGGATGGCGTCGCGATTGCTCATGCTCCGCGAGTTTGTCATCCACATAATCCTGTGTGGCCATCACGACGGAACCGTCAATAGCCAGCTCAACAGACGCAACATCGGACAGCATAATCACCATGCGAAGAGTCTGGGCCCGCCCTGAACCCTCTTCGAGCTCTGGCTTATAGCTTTCGGCCATATTGCCGACGGCGACCAGTGTGCCGGTGTCGTCATACAGTCCCATTTCACGCAGCCAGAAACCGCCCGTTTCCGGCGGGATAACCAGCTCGGCCACCACATAATTTTTATGCCTGTTGTCCTGGCTGATTTTATTCAGCGTCTGGCGCCAGACCTCATTGATAAGTGTTGTCTGCCCGGCGTCCGGTTGCGGCAGCGTACCGCCGCCATCACCGACGGCCATTGCAGTAATATTCACCTTTTTCCCGCCCGGCGTGAGGGCCGCCGCAAATTTTGCCACCCCTGCCGTGGTGACGACGGTTTTGTATTTCGTTGCCATTTTCTTTCACTCACTCCGGGTAAACAGTGGTCACATCGCCGCTGTAATTCACGCCACCGGCAAAGAGAGCTCCGGCAACGTCCTGAATAATATTGAGGCCGATAAGATGGCGGCTGGCGGGCTTTGCATCCGCAATGAGCCGCTCCATCTCGGTATACATTTCTTCGGTGATGCCGGTTTCCAGTACGCCGATATCAAGCCGGAATGTGCCTGGCGGATCGCCGGTCTCCCACCACTCGGTAACATTAATGAGATAGCCGAGCGGCTCGACCACGCGCCGCACTGCGCCGATGGTGCCTTTATGACAGTGGATAAAATAGGCGCTGCGGATAACGTCCCGTTTCGTCTCTTCCGGCCAGTTCTCGTCCCACCGGTCAACGGAAAACGCCCAGGCCAGCCACGGCAACAGGCTGACCGGACACAGGTCAGGATTCCACAGGCGGCGCAGCGGTATCGGGGTGTTTTCGATTTCGGCACAGGCGCGCGCGGCGGCCACCTCCAGCGCCGAGGAGCCCACCGGCAACAGCCGCGATTCACTCATCGGAGCCCCCGACAACTATCCGGTAATCAGTGCAAAAAGAGGCCTGTGTTTTATCGAGTACAATGTCAGCCGCCGGGGCGGCCAGCTCAACACGCTGCACACCTTCAACATGGAGTGCGGCATAAATGGCAGATTTACGGATATCACGACCGAGGCGATGCTGTGCGCTGATATACGCTTTGAGTTTGTTTTCCGCCGCACTGCGAACCGGTTCATTTTCCGGGCCCGGGTAGAGATAAAGCGTGGCGTCAATCCGGTAATCAACAATCGCCGCTGACTGCACTGTCACACGGTCGGCAACCGGCCTCACATCCTCATCGTTAAGGGCATTTCGCACGGCCATCAGCAGGTCATCCGACGCTGCGCCGTTATCCTCGCGCGACAACACAGAGACGGTCACACAGGCGGGTGCCGGGCTGATAACGGAAATATCCGCGACACGCCCGTCGGCGCTGCGCCCATGAAATTCATAAGCCCCGGTTGAGCCCGCCACGCTCAGCCCTTCCATTGCCTGCTGAATGCGTAGCCGGTAATCGCTGTCGGCCTCCATCACCGCCGCGACGGGCGGGAGTGCGGCGTCATCCGCCGGGGTGATAACCAGTCTCGCGACGTCATAATTTGCGCCGATAACGTCGAGGTCATTGCCGGTGGCATAGGCGAGCATCGTCGCGCGGGCGGCTTCGTTCACGCGCTGACGCCAGATAACCTCCCGGTAGGCGTTCTCTTCCAGAAACTTGGTCAGCGGCTCAGACTCCAGCGCCAGCGTGCGGGCAACGGCGTCCTGCTCATCAGCAGGGAACAGCGAAACCAGCGTCGCCTTGCGTTCGGTGAGAATGCTCTCGTAATCGAGTTCCTCGACCACATCCGGGGCGGGGAGCTCGCTCAGGTCAACAATCGGCATGGATTCAACTCACAGGAAGGGTTAATGAAAGGGTTTCCCCGGTGCTGACAAGCTGGCCGGTCAGATTGACGGTCATCCGGCCTTCGCTTTGCTCCGTAGTGATTTCACTCAGCGTGATGCGCGGCTCCCATTTCAGGAGCGCCATATAACAGGCCACGCGGATTTGCAGCGCGAGTACCGGTGTCTGCGGCTGGTCAATCAGCGTGGAGAGCAGCGAGCCATATTCCCGGCGCATAACGCGGGAGCCGACCGGTGTGCGCAGGATGTCACTCATGCTCTGACTGACGTGCTGTGAATCAGTAAGCGCGCGGCCATTTACGCGGCTCATTCCGATATAGTTCACTGTCACAGGGGTGCTCCTGTTGTGCCGCCGCTGTCGCCGGGGTGCTGATGGGTGTGAAGCACTTTGCCGTTGGACGACAATGCGCCGCCGCTGTGCGAGATATTGCCGCTCATGGTGCCGCCTTTCTGTACCTCCAGCGTGCCGGTGATGAGCCTGTTCGTGCAGACCACTTCCGGGGTGTCGAGTGTGATGCGCGAAGACGCCTTGACCAGCACCACCGGCACGGTGGCGGTGAGGGATTCAGACGCGGTAACGTCGGCGGTTCTGATGCCGCTGACGGTCAGCGCGCTGGTCGCCGGTTCGTACTCAATAACCGCGCCATCCGGGAAAGCAATATGCAGGGCGTCAGCCGAGGCCGACGGCGCAGGATGGTCATCGGCGAAAATACCGGGCAGCACAAACGCGGTATCGAGCTCGCCACCCACGGCCAGAATTAATACCTGTTCGCCGACGGAGGGAGCCCACCATGTACGGGAGTGACCGGCGCGCTGCGTCAGCCACTGGAGCCAGTCGGTGATATTGCCGCCGGTCTGCACGCGGCAGCGTCCGGCATCAAGGTCAGTGTCGACAATAACGCCGGTGCGTATCATATTGCGCAGCGTGCGCGCAAGTTCATTTAAATTTGCGAGTTTGTTCATAGATGAAAGGATGCGGTCATACAGTTCAAACAGCAAAACATGCCGTTTTATTGACAGATGAAACAACTGCGGGTAGAAAACAAACTCTGTGGATTAAACAATAAAAAAGAGGAAAGGATGTCGACGCTAAAAAACAACTACAGGCCGATGACAGCAGGCGAAATAAGAATGGCGCGGGCTCTTTTTCAGAACGCCATTAATTATAGCGCCGTAAAAGTTTACAACGGTGATTATTTGCCGTTTGGTTTGCAAAATAGCCGCGTCGCTATGACACCAGACGGCAATATGTACTATCCTGAAGCTCTCTTCAGAGAAGATTTTTCCTTTGGTGACATAACGGATAAAGCGTTGTTTATGCATGAAATGGGGCATGTATGGCAACACCAGATGGGCGTCAATGTCCGGACTCGTGGTTTAGTTAGCTGGGCTTCAAGCTATGAATACTCTTTGCCAAATGAAAAGGATTTAGCAGATTACAGCCTCGAACAACAGGCTTCTATTATTGCTGATTATTATGTGCTAACTAACTTTGGTGTGAATGTTTTTATTCAGCAATCCACTTTTAAAGGCATCATCGGACCTGATTTACGAGATAAATACAAGAATATTCTTAAATACTTCCTTGCATCACCCACTAATAAAAGGTGCCTGTGGAAATGAAAAAATTAATGCTAATTGCGTGGTCGCTTTTACTGAGTGGTTGCATGGTAGATAACTCACCCTACCGGGCCGCTGATATTTCATTATCTGCAAATGGACAACCTTGCGTTACAGTATCGAAGGATTCACTGACCAGTGACGGAAAATCAAAATTGCTGGTTCTCAGAGTATCCGAGCGAGCCCCGGACAATAATATGAAACAGGTCTGGGAACGTGATGATATGAGTAACCCAACGCTGACTGTGATACCTGATAGATGTCTGCCCGTTGATTACCACTTTGAGAAAGGTAAAGAGTACAGCGTCACAGCAATCACTGCCTTTTCAGCAAGTGAAGTGGGGACTAAACGTATATGGTCTGCAGGTTTCAACCTGGAGAATTTAGCCCCAAAACGATGATCATAGATGTTTAAAGATGACGTCCTCTATTATCACAATATCCTCTTTGTTTAAGCCCAGCAGAAGCCGTCGCGGATACACAATATCAGGACGGTTTCGGGCCGGTTTATCCTTTAATCCATACTGATGAACCCGCGCGATGCGCTGTACTTTGTCAGTAAACTCCACCACTGCCGCGCTGTCATTACCGCTGGCTTTCAGATAGCGATTCGTGCGCAGCTTCGCGAACATTTCCCGCTTAATCCGGCCTTTCTTCGCACGCAACGGCTGGGGTTTCCGCTTTGTATACGGCGAGCCGTCCGGGGCTTTCTGAGCCCTGATTCGCTGTTGCTGACGCTGGCGCAGCTTCTTCGCAATGTCGACCGTAAGACGCCGACGGCCAGCGGGGGACAGCGCCGCAAGCAGCCCGGCAAGCTCATTCTCAAACGGTTTAAATTCAGTCATCCCATTTACTCACCAGTTCGCCATTGATGTACAGCTCCACCGGACGCGTGACCGGCTCCGGCGGGGGCGGTTCCGGGATGCGCCGGACGTGAAGCGCTGAGCCGACTTCGTTAACCAGTGTTCGCTCGGTCAGGGCAAGGCTGATACTGATATCAAAACTGCTGTCATTGTTGAGATCGGCCTCGAAAGTGAAGCCTTTAGCCTGACCTGTGGCGGTTTCCATGATGTCGGGCTGATGCTCACGCAGCCACGCCAGCACCGGCACAAGCAATAAATCCGCATCGCCGGTAAAGTCCGTCACCACCACATTGAGCGTGTAACGCTTCTCGAATGACAGCGAGGTGGCGAGCGTGGCGACAAGGTTGCCGCTGTCCACAAACAGCCGCAGCATCTCAGGGTTGGTTTTCAGCACCGGCACGGCATCAGCCAGGGCTTTTCGCAGACTGTCGGGCTTCAGCATCTGTATCATCCTGACATTGTTTGATGGTTTCGACCTGGAGCGCACAGCTTTCTAATGCACGCTCAAGGTTGCGGATATCGGCACTCAAATCACCGTTGGTGTGTGGATCACTGCCCGGCATCGGGCACAGGCTGACTTTCGGGCAGCCGTTGTAAACAATCACCGGCGCTGGCGCAGGCGGCGCGCTTGTGCAACCGGCGCACAGCATCAGGCAAATCAGCGCTGTACCAGCGGCGAAAGGCGTCATTTTCATTGAGTAACCTCGTTATGGTCTGTTCCCGTCGGGCTTCCCGTTCACCGGCAGCGTTCAGCTTCTGGCGTAAATCCACCTGCGCCCGTTCGTTTTTATCCGCCCGGTCACGGGCAACAATGAGCTGGTTTTTCAGCATGCCGATCGTCAGCTTTTGCTCGCCCGCGACACGGTTCGCTGTCTCAAAAGATTCTCGCAGGGCGCTATTTTCATGACGCAGCCACAGCAGCCCGACCACCGCAAGCGCCAGCACCACCATTAACGTTTTCATTGCGCCCCCTTCAGGCAGTAATCCCGCTCACGCTTGCGCCGGTTCTCCAGCCCTTTATTTTTGATTCCGTTGATGTAGACCCAGCGCGGGAGCTGGTCACAGGCCTGTTGCCACTTTTTCTGGTTCAGGAAATAAACCAGCGTCGATTTACAGGCCGCCCCCGTGCCGACGTTAAAGGCGAAACTGACCACGGCGTCGTAAACGGCGGGCGGCATGGCGACCGGCGCACAGGCCGCAAGGCGGCGCTCCGTGTTCAGCACATCCGCGACGAGGTTACTCGCGGCTTCCTGCCCGGTGATATCGTGTTTCGGTGCGACCCCGGCAGTGTGGCCGATACCTGATGTCCATACCCCCGCGCTGCACTGGTAGGGACGCAACCGGCATCCCTCAAGGTCTGCCAGCAGGGCGAGCCCGTCCGGCGAGGTGCGGAGTAAACGAAAATCAGGCACCAGTGCCGCCAGCGCCAGCACGACGGCCACACTGCAACGTTTAGCGATTGATGACATTGCTGATATCCCCGTCAGTCAGGTGCTGCTGATGAAGCTGTGTTGACAGCAACACGTAGCTTTTGCGCCGGTAATACCAGTTAACGCCGACCGTCAGCACCACGCCCAGCGCGCCAAAGTACGCGGCGAAATCCTGCGGCGTCATCGCCCCGAAAAAGGTCAGTGCGACGCTTATCCAGTAGGCCAGCGACGAGGTAATTTTCTCCATGCTCAGTCCCATAAATTCACCGTTTCGGCAGCCGGTGCAGTATCGATATCCGGCAGCTCAATACCGGTGCCATACGGCAGCACCGCGCCGAGCTCTGCCAGCCCCGGATTGGCGGCGAGCACCGTTTCGACCACGCCCCCGGAGCGCCCGTAATAGCGGTTGCAAATCACATCCAGCGTGTCGCCCTGATGCGCATAAACCTTCATCAGATTTGCCCCACAATGCAGCGCGGTTTGTCCTGAATACGGGCGACCGACCAGCGCATGTCCCGCCACAGGTCATCGACCGTGTTGTCGATGCTGTCCGCTTTTTTGTCGCCTCTGGCGCTGGCATCCACACCGCGATAGCGCTCATACAGCGTGGCGGCGGTCATTGCACACACCGCGCTCAGATAGTAAAAAATGCGCATGCTTTCGCCGTCGATATCATCTGCCGGCACATCAGCGAGGCGCGCAAAACCGGCTTTCATCTGGCTTTTCCGCCAGTCGAAAAGCTCGGCGTTGGTTTCGGCTATCCCGGCTTTGATGGCATGGCGCAGCCGTGCCGGGGCAATGGTCTGTTCAAGGCGCATCAGCTCACGCACACGCTTCGGCTCGATATCAGGAAAGAAAAAGGTGTTTTTAATCACCGGCTCGTCACTGACAGGCGGCGGAATGACCACCGTGCCGCGCTCCGGCTGCTCGTTATTTTTTTCAATAATCAGTGTCGTCATGACTGCCTCTGAAAAGGGTGGGCGGTGGACGCCGGTCGCCGGTAAGGTGAACCACCCTCATTGACCGGCGTGCCGCCCTGGCGCGGGGCGCATTCGGTTAACCGGCGTTTTTACGGGGGCGACCCCGCCCGCGTTTCGCCGGTGTGGCTGTTTTTTTCTGTTGTGCGGTTTTCGCGGGCGTCTCTGGCGCGGGCTTCACAACGGGCTTCGGATTCAGTTCGCGGGTAAGGCGTTCGATGTCCTTGCGTACCCCCGCGTTACGGTCGAGCTGGTTCGCGCGTTGCAGATGCGTCATGGCGTCATTGAGCTGACCGGCATCGCGCAGCGTCAGACCGGAGACCTTGTGCAGCCGGGCGCGTACCTCGTCGGGCATGTCGGCGGTGCTGGTCAGGGCAATGGTCTCCAGAATGCCCGCCACCCCGACCGGCTCACCGGCATCACGGGCGCGCAGCACCGCAAGAGCCACCTCTTCGGCCAGCATGTAAGGCGCGGTGCGGGTGTGGGGCTCCGGCATCGCGAGGTTGTGGCGCAGCGCGTAGCGGGCAATCTCCAGCGCGCCGGGAATATCGCCCGCATCAAGACGCCACAGCATCACGGTCATCAGGATGTCATCCTGCGCGCCGGTGCCGTTTTCCAGTGCGCCCGCCACCCACGGCAGGTACATCGGCAGCAGCTCGCGCTTTTTCTCTGCCTTGCGCTCTTTTGAGTGGATACCTTTTAGCGTCCGGCGGTCTGCGGCCAGCTTAACGAGCATCTGCTCATAAGCGGTGGCATGGCGCAGCGGGGCGTTATCCCGCTGCGCGGCCATCATGGCCGAGACCCGCATCGCGTGACGCTGTGCGGGGCTCGCCATCGGTTACGCTCCTTCGCCAGTGGTGGAGGTTTCCGACACGCCAGCAGGTGCGGCGTTACCGGCCATCATGGTTTTCATGGCATCAACGATTGCCGCTGCAAACGCATCGGCGCTGGTTCCTTCCGGGGTTTCCACTTCTTCCGGCTCAAGGATCTCGATGTTTTCAATCAGGCAACCGGCTTCGTAATCTTCAATCACAAAATCGACTTTCACCTGTTCGTAGTTTTCCACCTGGTCGAGCTTCGGATTCTCGATGATGTGGCGGCGGTGGCCGTCCTCGTAGAGATAAATCGAGAGGTTATCAAGCGTAGTGATCAGAATGCTGTTGGCCGGGAAAAACGGCGCGCGCACCGCCTGTAACTGCCCGATGGTTTTCTGGCTGATAATCAGCTCTCCGGCCAGTTGCTCAGTGTTCGGCTGGAATTTGTTGATCATCGGGAAATATTTGTCGGTCAGGATGCGACGCCCACACACGACCACCATTTCCGGGTTTTCGCGGTGAATCTCGGCGATCAGCGTCTCATGCCCATCCATCACCAGCGCGTCGAGGTTTTTGTAAGCGCCTTTCTTACCAACAGTGATTTTCTCTGAAATCACAGTGCCGTCTTCGTCGACAACCCTGCTCATGACGCGCTCCGGCGCGTCGTTGCGGTACTTCTGCAACCAGCCGACTGCCACATCCTGCAACAGCGGGTTTTTCTGGCGGTCTGATGTTGCCGCCCGGCTGATGCCGTTAAAACCAATGGTGATGTAATCCAGCGCCTGACGCCTGACGATCGCGTCGCGGATGCGTGTCTGAAAATCCTGAAAACGCGCCCACAAATCGAGTTTGTTATAGCTCAGGTGATAATCGAAGTTAACCGGGTGGCAGAAATAGCGGTACGCGTCCAGCTTCGAGAAATCGGCGGTTTTACGCTCGACGCCGTTGGCCGTATCGGCGGTGCTGGCAATCGTGCCGTTGACGTCGATGCCGACTTTTTCCTCGGTCAGCTCGCGCACCACAACCATATTAATCTGTTGCAGGAAGGAGGAAGACTGCTGGACTTTGTCGAACAGCGTCTGAGTGACCGACGGCTCGACACTGAATTTTTTGCTCAGGTCTTCCACGCCGACGCCGTTCAGCTCCGCAAGGCGGCTCAGGTAGGCATTAAATTTAAAACGGGTTTCTTTACGCATTGTCTCTGTGTTCCTGTTCTGAAAAGGGGAGCCGGTCAGCAGTCGGTGAGGGTTGCGCCCGCGCCATCGCCGCCGGTGCTCAGTTTCCGGCGCGGCTGCGTCCCGCTGGGGGTGTTGTCCAGGGTGGCGGTGATCGCGCTGAATTGCTCAGTCGTGGACAGGGTTTGCGCTTCAAGCCCCTGCTTAACCTCCGCAAGCTGGCTTTCGAGCGCGCTGAAACGGGTATCAATGCCGTCGCCGCTGGTCTGGACACGTTCAGCAATCGCCGTCACGGCTTCATGCACATCGTTAAAACGCGCGTCGGTGCTGGTCTGCTGACGGCTGAAGATGGCCTTAACCGAGTCGGTCAGCCGGTTAAGCAGGGTGTCGGGCTCCTCTTCAAACTCAATTTCCGCCAGCGTGGCCGCCGAAAAGAAATTCTCAGGGCTGGCTTTGCGGGAGTTCAGCGGGTTGTGTTTTGCGGTGCGGCAGAACTCCAGATACTCGGTGCCGAGGCTTGCCGGATCATCGGTCACGGCCAGGCCAATGAGGTAGCATTTGCCGCTGTTGCCGAAATTCGGCTGGATCTCCATTGAGGTGTAAACCTTCTGAAGCGCCTTGTTCATGGCGACCAGCTCATCGGTCGGGGTGATTTTCGCGAACAGCGCCAGCTTGCCCTTCAGCGCGGAATCGTCTTCGATTTTCTCCGCTTTCAGCTCCACCACATCGCCATAGCGTTTGAAGGTGCTGTCCGGCATCAGCCCCTTGATGTGCTCAAGGTTGATGCGGCAACCGTAGACACGCGGATCAAACGTGTCGGCCATTTCCTGAATTTCCGTCGCGCCAATAATGCGACCGTCGCAGGTGTCACCCTCGACGCCGATGCGAAACCATTTTGAAACCACTTTTTTTGCCATCGTCAGCAGTCCTGATTGTCTGTGAAGGATTCACGGTTTTGTCAGGGGGTAGTTTCCCGGCTCGTCCGTTGCTTCGCCATCCGTCATGGATGGCTTGCTCCCTGCACATCAGCAGGTTAGCGAATCGCTGACCGCGCTTAAGTAGCCTTGCCCTGTATCCATCACGGCGAGGCATTCATGACCATCACCACCGACACCACACTCTTAAACGACCCGCGACGACAGGCGGCGCTGTTGTTCTGGCAGGGCTTTTCCGTGCCGCAAATCGCGGAAATGTTGCAGACCAGACGCCCGACGGTGCAGAGCTGGAAACAGCGCGACGGCTGGGAGGAAACCGCGCCATTAAACCGGGTTGAGTTCACCCTGGAGGCGCGATTAATTCAGCTTTACGCCAAGCCGGAGCTGACCGCGCACGACTTCAAGGTCGCTGACTTTCTGGCGCGCCAGATGGAGCGCTTCGCACGTATTAACCGCTACGGCCAGACTGGCAACGAGGCTGACCTCAATCCGAACGTGGCAAACCGCAACAAAGGGGATCGCAAAAAGCCGAAAAAGAATTTTTTCAGCGAGGAGGCGGTCGAAAAACTGGAGGACATTTTCTTTGACCAGTCCTTCGAATATCAGCTTGGCTGGCACAAAGCGGGGCTTGAGCACCGTATCCGCCACATCCTCAAATCCCGCCAGATTGGCGCGACGTTTTATTTCGCCCGCGAGGCGCTGTTACGCGCCCTGAAAACCGGCCATAACCAGATATTTTTATCCGCTTCAAAAACGCAGGCGTACGTGTTCCGAAAATACATTATTGCGTTTGCCCGGCTGGTTGATGTTGACCTGACCGGCGACCCGATTGTCATCGGCAACAACGGCGCGGAATTGCTGTTTCTTGGCACCAACTCCAACACCGCGCAGAGCCATAACGGCGACCTGTATGTCGATGAGATTTTCTGGATCCCCAACTTCCAGCGGCTGCGCAAAGTGGCGTCGGGCATGGCCTCGCAAAAACACCTGCGCACGACCTATTTTTCGACGCCGTCCTCGCTCGGGCATGGCGCGTACCCGTTCTGGTCAGGGGAACTGTTCAACCGGGGGCGCGCCAGCGCCAGCGAGCGGGTTGATATTGATATCAGCCATGCGGCACTGGCGCGCGGCGTGGCCTGCGCAGACGGGCAGTGGCGGCAGATTGTCACTATTGAGGACGCGCTCGCCGGGGGCTGCACCCTGTTTGACCTCGACGCACTGCGGCAGGAGAACAGCGCAGACGACTTCCGCAACCTGTTTATGTGCGAGTTCGTCGATGACAAGGCGTCGGTATTCCCGTTCGAGGAGCTGCAACGCTGCATGGTTGACAGCATGGAGGAATGGGAGGATTACGCGCCCTTTGCCGACCGGCCATTTGGTCAGCGCGTGGTGTGGATTGGTTATGACCCGTCGCACCGTGGCGACAGCGCCGGTTGCGTGGTTATCGCGCCGCCGCTGGTTGCCGGGGGTAAATTCCGCATTCTGGAGCGCCATCAGTGGAAGGGGATGGATTTTGCCACTCAGGCTGAGTCTATCCGCGAGCTCACGCAAAAATATAACGTCGAATACATCGGGATTGATGCGACCGGGCTCGGTCAGGGCGTTTTCCAGTTGGTGCGCTCCTTCTACCCGGCAGCACGCGACATTCGCTATACCCCGGAAATGAAAACCGCGATGGTGCTGAAAGCCAAAGACACCATCACGCGCGGTTGCCTCGAATATGACGTGAGCGCAACCGACATCACGCAGTCGTTTATGTCCATCCGCAAAACCATGACCAGCAGCGGACGCAGCGCCACCTATGAGGCCAGCCGCACCGAAGAGGCCAGCCACGCCGATCTCGCCTGGGCGACCATGCACGTACTGATTAACGAACCGCTGACCGCCGCGAGCGGCCAGTCATCATCCTCAATTCTGGAGTTTTATTAATGGCTAAACGCAACAAACGCCAGCGCCCCCCGACACCGCGCCCGCATACCGCCGCGCCCGCGCAGAGCATGGAGGCGTTTACCTTCGGCGAACCGGTGCCGGTGCTCGATAAACGCGACATTCTGGATTACGTGGAGTGCATCGATAACGGCCAGTGGTACGAGCCACCGGTGAGCTTTTCCGGGCTGGCGAAAAGCATGCGCGCCGCCGTTCACCACAGCTCGCCGATTTACGTCAAACGCAACATTCTGGTGTCGACCTACATCCCGCACCCGCAGTTATCCCGGCAGGATTTTACCCGCTTCGCGCTCGATTACATGGTGTTTGGCAATGCGTTTATTGAGCAGCGCCGCAGCGTGACAGGCAGGCCGCTCAGATATGAAACCTCACCGGCCAAATACACCCGGCGCGGGGTGGAGCAGGATACCTACTGGTATATTCAGAATTACACGAAGCCTCACCCGTTTGCGCCCGGCTCGGTGTTCCACCTGCTGGAGCCCGACATTAACCAGGAGCTTTACGGCATGCCGGAATACCTGAGCGCGCTTAACTCGGCCTGGCTGAATGAGTCGGCGACACTGTTCCGCCGCAAGTATTACCAGAACGGCGCGCACGCGGGTTACATCATGTACGTGACGGACGCGGCGCAGAGCAGCACCGATGTTGAGGCGCTGCGTAAGGCGATGCGGGATTCGAAAGGGCTCGGCAATTTTAAAAACCTGTTTTTCTACGCGCCGAACGGAAAAGCCGACGGCATTAAAATCGTGCCGCTGAGCGAGGTCGCAACGAAGGATGATTTTTTTAATATCAAGAAAGTCAGCGCGGGCGACCTGCTGGACGCGCACCGCATCCCGTTCCAGCTCATGGGCGGCAAACCGGAAAATGCGGGCTCGATAGGCGACGTTGAGAAGGTGGCAAAAGTGTTTGTGCGTAACGAGCTGATGCCGCTACAGGCCCGCTTTCTTGAGCTCAACGAATGGACGGGAGAGGAAATTATCCGGTTCCAGAAATACAGCCTCGACACCGACGACGCGTAACCCACGCCAGCCGCCTGCGGGCGGCTTTTTCACGCCCCCTCGCCATCCTCCACCAGAGCCCCACACGACGCGCTACCGTCTCGCTTCCCCGTCACACGCCCACACGCCCTGCGTGCGGCAGAGACGCACGCAGGCGCGGGAAAATAAATAAATTACCGGCCTCAGCGCGCAGTGCTTTCCCCGCCTCGCCTGCCCGCTTCGTGGGGCGGTTTTAATGCAGTTGAACCGGGAAGATGAAACCACACCAGCTCTGGCAATGCGCAACATAAAAAAAACACATCGGCGCATGCGTATTCAGGCGGCAAAAGCATGCAAAGCGATCAGTCGCTCATCCCTGTAAGGGGCTGAAACGTTTATCTGTCGTTTTTCAGCATCGTCCAATATGTATATGACCGTGAAAAGAACGCCACCTAATCACTGAAACATCCATATCTGAAGTGAAGTATTTGCGGCAAAGCCCCTACAAGAATACTCTCTTCCCGTAGGAGATAGTTTAAGCGTGACAATAAAAAAGGAGCCATATGGCTCCTTTTTTATCACTTGACTAACACTTACGCAGACGCCCAAACGCCCACGTCACACCCCTTTGAGCCATCAGCCTTGTTGCGAAATGCTGCCACTTCGTTACTACGGCGAAGGATTACCCTTGCTATGCTTTTAAGGATAGCCGGTGAGGCTTTTTCAATTTTCACGTTAGACAAAACTGCGTCTGCGCCTAGCTTTACAACCAAAACACCAAAAATCTCGTCAGAGTAGGATTCTGATAGACTTAAGACATCAGACAAATCAAGTCTAACTCTCTCACCTAAGCGTAAATGACCCTCAAGCTTATGCCGTTCAGAAATCGCCAATCTGCGTGAAGCCAAGTCACCACTAGGTAATTTATAGATGATCGTTTTCATCGTCCCCTCCTAGAAGTCTCATAATGTCTGCCAAAGCTGCATCAGCATCAGCATCATCATCCGAACTATCCAGAGCTAAATCAGATATTTTAAACTTACAAGAGATTGCAACACCCTGCCAAGGAGTTCGAAGTTGCTCGTAGCTCACACTACTACCATTGGCCTGTAGGCATGCATCTCCTGACGCCAGAATTAGTTGACCGTTGTAAGTACTTACCAATTCCATCAAGTGAGCTAAACCTAGCCCTTGATGGTTGTTAGCCTCTTCTCTAACGGCCACACCTGAACCAAATACATTCCCGCCGATATGGTCACCCGGAAGCTGCTGGGCCCACTCGTCTATATTGTCAGCATGCTTAGATGAGTTACCCTGCTTGATGCACCATTCAATTGCTTTCTGATGAGAATCGATCCCGGCTATGTCAGCCCTTCTGAGTTCCGCCAAAAAACCTAAACCACAATCAGCCAATGCAAATTCAAGATAATGCTCTTTCTTATTAGTCTTTGGTACGGCCGATTTTTGTGCAAATGAAAAACCAGTCGAACGACCATGAGACCACACATTGTCATGCAGTTCACCAACCACATGCATAAGGTTTGTAAGTCCCTCAGGATAAGGCCCACCGTCAGGGAAAGATAACCGTCTTATACAACTGTTGATGCTGGATGTTGCAATGTCAACTGCCTCAACACTTTTCAGAGCAGTTACCAGACTGTAATTCCTTCCAACATTCACTCTGTTTCTGTTATCGGCATTTCCACCCCAAACTGCACTGTGCAGACCAACAGCTTTCAGATATTCGACATGAGGAAGCGTACAGCTCCGCTGCTCCAATCTGTGATGATTGATGTAAGCAGCTAACACCACAAGATATCCAGGGTGGAAAAAATTCCCCTGAGGAATGTCCAGCTCACGATATTCCTTATCATGAAAAGCAGTGATGGTTTCCATACCATCTTTAAGATTCAGTCCCATCGACAGACACCAAACGTAACTTTTTATTTCATCATATCGCTGTCAAGCTGAAAGGGCAAAGAACCTTAAGAAATGCAAACAGTACATGTTCAATGTGAACATTATGGCATCATCCGTGTTCAATCTGTACAGAATTCATGCACAGAATTGTAAAACTTCTCATAAAGAAGCCCAAAACGGTTATTTAACACTCAATGTCGCAAAATGTCATCTTTCAGTAAAGCGAGAAATGACTATAGATTGTGCCTCTGTTCGAAGATTTGATACATGAAAATTTCCGGCAAGTTCGGCTATTAAATCAAGAGCAATTTCTCGATCCCTTTCTTGGCACTTCCCCATAGTTGTCAGCCGCGCAATCAACTCAACACGCTCAAGCATGACATGCTCTTTTAATTCATTTCTCACAAAACTTCCCCCACACAAATACTGTACAAAAATACAGTATAATACTTATTTGTATAATGTGAAGTAAAAATGCAAGCCGTAACCTATTGTATCCGAAAGATATAAGTATGAATGTATGATCACTTCTGTTGCACCATTCCAGACAAAACAGCAACACGATTGAGAATAGCCTTAGCCCTTTCAATAATTGGCGGGGCAGTAGAAAAAACCTCTCCCACTTCAGATCCCCGGCACCATTTACCGTTAAAACAGCTTTTCCCGCACGCTATGAGGTGCAGCGCTTCACCCCGGCTTATTGTTATGCCGGTTAAAAGCTGTATTTCGTCAATTGTTCTGGCTATCGCTCCGCCCTGCGCAGGCGTTCCGTGTATAAATTTGCGGCGCGCAGCGGGCTTTTTATCTCTTAGCCGGTTCGTTAACTGCCGTCGCTGAAATCGATTAAGTGGTTTTGATAAATCAAGCTCCAGTGGTTCGCTTTCGCTTCCCGTACAGTTATTGACAGAACTCCGAGAGGGCGCAAGAGCGCCCTTAACGTCAACAGCCAAATCAACGGCACGCTTCGGAACAATTTTCCATTGCGTGAGCCGAGTTAAAATTGGAGAACCAGTACCGACGGCGGCATCGTACACGCCACGAATACAGACGGTTTCCTCGCCGTACTGGTTGAACTCGTCGCGAGCCTCATAGAGCGTGCGAACCTGCAAATCATCACGACGGACAAACGCGCCACCTTGGGCGTTAACGTAACCCGCCCAATCACCGGCATCAGCCGCATCATGCACCGCAGCAAATTCCACGCTAAGGCCGTGCGCGGTTTCGGTGTCAGCCAGGCGACGTAATTCGCGGTAAACCGTCACCGGCGCACCACCGATAAACTGGAATTGCCGGATATGCCAGCGCGCCGCCCAGGCAGAAACGGCGGGCGCGGTATCTTTCAAGAGCTCGCCGCTTTCGTCGTCTGTTTCACCGTCGAGCGCATAGCCATCGATATTCTTTGAGATGTATTTTGCGACATAGCCCGTAGCGCTACCCTTTTCCGAGTCGATCGCTTCAGCGTGGAATCTGGCCTTTCTGGCTTTATCGCTGCTGAGCTCGCTCTCGTCTTCCTGCCACGCATAATCCCGGATGACAGCGCGAACACGTTCAGCATGTTCCGGCAGCATAAACATCAACATGTGCCAGTGTGGCGTTGCGTCATGATGTGGCTCGGCGACACGGATGCCAAAAATACGAATTTCTTCCCGGTGGAGCTTGGCGCGAATACGCGCCCAGAGTGAGGTTAAATAGCCTTGCGTGTCGGACGGGTTTGCCCCGTTCCATTTGTGGTTACGGTAGCCCGCTTTTGTCGTGGCGTGATATTTCGACGGGGCAGTCAGCGTATAGAACTCCCCCACGTAACCAAGCTCGTTACAGATATTTTCAAAACCGCGAATACGTGTCATCAACTCGCAGCGGCGAATGGCCGGGTTAGCGACCGAGCCGTCGTATTTTTCAATCAAGCTAATGCGGTTGCCGTCCTCGTCTTCGAGCTCCAGCCCTTTAAGAAATTCACGCGTGCGCCTCTTTTGCTCGCGCCACTCGGTTACGCATGTTTTGCTGGCGTAGGTATGCTTTTTCTTGCTGACGTTACCAACAGCGATTTGCAGATGCTCACGCCATGCGGCGGCAATACGGCGCAACCACCCGCGCCACCACGTTTCATTGAACATGCGCATAACTGCCGGGGCGATATCCTGCTCACTGGCGTATTTTTTTGTTACGCGCTCCCAATGGGGCGGGGTCACGTTAAATTGCAGGGCAATCAGCCCGGCGCGCATATACCACGAATGCAGTGTTTTCAGTTCACAGTCGCTGGCATCGTCTATATCTGCAAGTTCTGCGCGGATGAAATTAGCGATATCAGCGGCCAGCAGTTCAATATCAGCCTTTGCCATATCAGGGAGCCGGTTATAACGGGCAATCATATTCACGAGGCGTGAGGCGATGTATTGCAGCATTTCCGTATCGAAATGACCGGAAAAAACAGCAGCCGAAACATCGCTTTTAATGCCAATGGCCTGGTATTTTTTTGTAACCAGCTCAAGGCGCGGCAATGCTTTTTTGCAAAAGCTAATCAAAAAGGCATTGGCTCGCTGGCTGTCGTGATGTTGCTCCAGCGCGGCGGCGGTTCGGTATACGTCGTAGCGTACACATTCCGGCTGGAGAGAAAGCGCTTTGCGCGCATGCAGCAACGCCGCAATCATACGATCACGGCGGTGCTGTTCTGAGTAGGTCAGATATGGGCTGGCTATTGCTGAGCGAGGAGCATTCCACGCATAAGCGTAAGAGATTGCCACTTAAACGCCCCGGTAATGTCTGGACTTGAGCTCTGTTATTTGCTGGCAGGTCACGCAAAGTGACACTCCATAAATTACCCTGCGGCGAGCCTCCGGAATTGGTGTGTCGCATTCTTCGCAGGTAAAACGTGAAGGTGTAATAACGCGGCTGCGTGCGTTATTGATGTGGCGCTCGCGTTCTTCCTGCTCGCGCTGTTGAACGTGATCCATCGCGTCGGCCATCAGTGTAGCCCCCGCGCTTCATTTTCGAATTTTTCAGCCTCTTGACGTAAAAGCTCTGATGCTTCTTTAAAGCTCAACTCATCCCGTGAGATTTTCCAGGCCAGGACTTCTAATCTTGAAGCCATAAGTTCAGCTCTTCCCTTGCGCTCCTGCATTTTTGCATCATGCAACATCACCTCAAGAGGAAGTTCATAGCTTCTTTTTTTCTCGGTTTTAATTTCTGTATTCATAAATTCTCCTGAATTTTTGCAAAAGAATGCCCGGCGGGTTGACGCCTTTTAATTACGGTTTGTGTTAATTCGGCATGGTTAGCCGTTTGGGAAATAAGCTCACTACTGCACGAAAATGATTCATTGCTGAAATAAGCGCTTTTTTCTCGTCAGTAGTCAGCTCACTTAATTTGAGCCCGTGACGAGCTGCCGGTATTTTTGCCAGAAAGAAAATCGCTGCCAGTGCGCGCTCGTTGTCTTCATGCTGCGGGTCGCGCGTATCACGCATATTCGCCACAAATTGCTCGACTTCTTTCCAGCTATCCCCCCAGAATCGCCCGCGAATCTCTGCGATATGATTCAGGCCAGCCATACGGGCGCCAGCTTTCAGCGGAACAGTTGCGGAAACAGCTTCGATAGCCATGCAGCCCCCTTGAAAGAAACAGGCTTTGACGGAGTTTGTGAGCGCACCGGATGCCAGCGCTTACCGTTCTCACCGATAATCCAGCCGTGTCCGTAGTGCATGGCGGGGCTTTGCTTAACGAGTAGAGACGCGAATGAAGGTTCGTTATTCATCATCACCTCACATCAGGCCAAACGATGCACCGAGACCGCTAACGGTATCGACGACACTGGACATTGCCGGGTTAGCCTGGAGGCGCGCTTGTAGTGCCAGAGCTGTCAACGAAAGCATGCGTATACCAGAATTCACACTCTCGACCATACTGTGCTTCCTTGCCGGGGTAAGACGTTCAGAGGAAACAGCACCGCCAGCCAGATCGCCCAACTCAGTCATTGCGCGCATGACATAGGTTTGTAATTTCTCTTTTGCCAGTTCGTTGACTGGTACACAGGGTAAGCAGTGAAGCATTGCCAGAAAGCCATCAACTAGCGTTGAATCTTCTGTCAGGTCTGTAAGCAACCAAATGTCTGACGGTATGAGTTGATGAGGCTGTTCAGGGTTGAGCTTGTTACGTAACGTCTGAACATTCATACCCGCACGCTCGGCCAGCTTAGCCATGTTGTGACGCTGTGCGAAAGCCCGGCACGCTTCGTCATAATGTGGATGTTTGGAAACCTTAAAATCAAACATGATTCACCTCTATCAAATAGCTATGCTGTTTTACGCATTAAGCGAAATATCACATTCGCTTAATGCCTGTATGGTCAGCGCAGCCATGTTAATTTCGACGAGGCCTTTTCTTTGTTTACCCTTCGGCTTGATGGGCAGTTTTCCATATTCAATAAGGTTTCTGGCGGTTTCCTTATTGGTTCCAGTGCGGCGGCAATACTCATCTAATGGGAGGTATGGCTCAGGGATGACGATTGTAATGCTAGGTCGCATAGTGCAAACTCCGTGTTTGGCCGATACGGCAATATCGGTGTTTATGAGGCAATATCTAACTATGAGGGCAGGTTAATTAGATAATTTCTAAATGTAAACTTCATTTAGACAATGTCTAATTCCTGTAAATGGAATGGCAAGATTTCGTATTGACCCGGATACTGACAGCGCTCCTGTACTGGATCGTGTCATTGAGGCTTACGGCTTTACACAGAAAATGCAGCTTGCAGAGCATTTAGACATGGCAGCAAGCTCACTGTCATCGCGCTACAAGCGTGGCGGCTTACCAGCGGATATCATGCTCAAATGCATGGCTGAAACAGGTGCAATGCTTGAATGGTTGGCTACAGGTAACGGTAAAAAATTTGATACCGAAGAGTTAGATATTCTTAAGATGCCCCGTCAAAAAATCGTCGATGGGCAACTTTATGACGCAGGAATGTTTATGCTCGATAAATTATCGTTCGTGCAGGGTAAACCCGTTCCGTCAAATCCCTCATGCATCCTTGATGGCGCTATGCAATACGTGGTTGAGCACCAGTTCTCTGAGATTTATGACGACGCATGGTTGGTTGAAATCGAAGGAAAAACGAGCGTGCGCACGTTAACGCGTATACCAGTAAAACGGGTGCGTGTTAGTGGGGTAGGAATGGCATTCGATTGTGGTATTGATGAAATCAATATCCTTGGCCGCATAGTTCTGACAATAAAATAATATGACCGTAAGAAAGCTATCCTCTGGTGATTGGGTTGCTGATTTTTATACAGTTAACCGAAAAAATGGCAAACAGGGAAAACGCGTCCGCAAGAAGTTTGCCACCAAGGGCGAGGCTCTCGCCTATGAAAACTATACCCTACAAAAAATCGATGATTCTCCCTGGCTTGGTGACGGTGAAGATAAACGACGTCTGACTGATTTAGTTCACCTCTGGTTTGACCGACACGGCATCACGCTTCGTGATGGCGAAAAACGCAAAAAAGCTATGCTCTGGGCTGCTGAATGCATGGGGTCGCCACTTGCTACTGAGTTCAGCGCTCAACTTTTTACTGCGTACCGGGCTAAACGCCTCGACGGTCATTTTGCGCGCACAAAGCGAGTCAGCAAAGTTTCGCCACGGACTATGAACCTTGAGCATGCTTATTTTTTAGCAGTGTTCAACGAGCTTAAACGCTTGGGAGAATGGTCAGCCCCTAACCCACTTGAAAACGTCAGGCAGTTTCGCACCGATGAAAGCGAGATGGCTTATCTTACAGGCGAGCAGATCGATCAGCTTTTGCATGAGTGCCGCAACAGCTCAGCTACAGATTTAGAGATGATCGTAAAAATCTGTCTGGCGACCGGTGCGAGATGGAGCGAAGCAGAAGGCCTCAAGAGATCGCAAATCTCAGCGGGGAGAGTTACGTTTGTTAAAACGAAAGGAAAAAAGAACCGCACTATTCCGCTAGATCTGGCATTGATTGCCGATTTGCCTCAAAAAAGCGGCCCCCTATTCACACCTTGCTATTCTGCTTTTAGAAAAGCTCTAGAGCGCGCAGGGATCAACCTCCCACAGGGTCAGCTTACACACGTGTTGCGTCATACTTTTGCCAGTCATTTTATGATGAACGGAGGAAATATTCTCATATTGCAGAGAATATTAGGACACACTGATATAAAAATGACCATGCGTTATGCTCATTTCGCTCCTAATCATCTAGAGGATGTATTGTATTTTAACCCTTTAAAAAAGGTGAAATGATTATATGGATAACATCACGCGATTTAATGATTATATTAACTACTACAAAGGATTAATAAATCCAGGCTATGCAATATTGATTACCGGAGAATGGGGGGCAGGGAAGACCCATCATATAAAGAAAATTTTAAATGAAGAAGAGATGTATTACGTAAGCCTTTTTGACGTTACATCAGTAGAAAACATTTACGCTTCTGTTTTTTATAAAATGTCTCCTGTTAAAGCCTTTGCAAAAAAAGTCACAGGAGGTATAGGGGAAACTAATGTAGAAGCTGATGTCTTTACTTTCGGTCTAGGCGGGATTATTTCTAAGATTGCTGAAGTTGCTATTAAAGAGGATGTAAAGACAGACAGAGTAATTGTTTTCGATGACATTGAGCGAAGCTCGGTATCTATAAATAAAATCCTTGGTGTTATTAATAAGTATGTTGAGCATCATGGTTGTAAAGTAATTGCTATAGCTCACGACGAAAAAATAAAAGGTTCGTTTGATGATGCTAAAGAAAAGGTAATTGGCCAAACTCTTAGAATTGAACCTGACTTGCCGAGCATTTTCTTATACATATTACAAAATGAAATTAAAAAAGAAATACCTAAAAAAATAAAAGACAGTATCCTAAATACCTTTATAGCATCGCAATGTAAATCTATTCGAATTTTAAAACACACAATTAAAGATGCAGTTCGCCTATTGGATTGCATTGATAAATCCCATAGAAATAATGAAAAAGCAATGGAGGATATATTCTCATTTTTCACTGCTATAACAATAAATTATAGATATGGAAAAATCAAAGATGATGATCTTCAGTTTCGTTCAGAAAAAGCGATCAAGTATTACGTTTCTAAAAAGAATGAAGATAAAACAGCTTTGGTAGAAATAAATGAACAATATAGAAAACAAGGAATAAACCTAGATCTAACACTAAATACTTTAAGTGATGACACTTTGCAAAATTGCTTATCAAAAGGATATTATGATGAGACAAAAATAAAAAATGACATTGCAACCAATAGATATTTAAATACAGGCCTTGTGGAATCATGGTTGACATTAATGCATTTTGATGAATTAACAGCAGACCAAGTAATAAATACCATAGCAACCATTGATAATGAATTAGCAAACTTCACCATTACTGATACAGGTAAAATATTCCATATATTCAATTTAAAAATGCTAATGACAACAATCGGTGCACACAAGCTAAGTTATAAAGATGTACTAAATTTCTTTGTCAAGTACCTTGAAGAATTATTAAAAAGGAACCTACTTGAGCACTACGAACCAAATGAAAGATTTACAGATTATCCGGACTCATCTCATGGTTATGCATATTGGGTGAGAGATGAATATCGAAAACCATCTAATTACATGTTCCAATTAATTAACAAATACAAAATAAAAGCATTACATAAAAATTACCCATCATATATAAAGGAAATTTTCGATTCATTAAATGAGGAACCTGATAAATTTAAAAAAATAGTATCTTATGGTTATGGCTGGAATGGTAAGTTTGCTTCACTAGATATTCTAAAACATATCAAACCTTATATTTTCGTAGAAAAATGGCTAGACTCACCTGTAAATTATTGGCAACCAATAAAGCAAGGCCTAGAAGAAAGATACAATTCAGGCGCGCTACATAGTCAATTAAAAGAAGAGAGAATTTGGATTACCAGAGTGAACTATTTGCTGATGCATAGAGCAAAGAAGGCCACAGGGTTTGATCGTCTTAGATTAGAACGGTTAACCTGCAGAACAATCTAG